TTTAATGCACCTGCAAGTTTACCTGTAGCTGCACCTACATTACCTTCATTGAAGCTATCCTCTACTGCAAGACCCATAGTCTTTGCATAGTATAACCACTTCTCTACATCCCATCCTTTAGGTTTCTTAGCAAAGTCAAGTCTAACTAATGAACCCCAATTCCTTGCTATCAGCTTATTTAATCTATCATGTATTGCATCATACAAGTAATTGTAAGGCTTCATCATGTCTACTAAACTGAATGGTCTATTGTCATTAAGGTTGTAAATGGAGCCAACAATCCCAAAGTGACATCTTGAAGGGTTACTTAGCCTATTGTACTGAACTACTCTTGGTCTCATATTTACATATATATCAGTACCAATCTTAGTTCCTTCCCATGCTTCATTGATGTAGAATATCTGCTCTTCTTCTCCAGCATCCTTATCTATTACATAAGTCTCTGGGTAGAAGTTAAATACTTCTTCACCTGTTTGAGGGTCATAACTTCTTACCTTCTTAATCTTTCTCCTTGACTTCCAATATACTCTAAGTACTCTCAAGTTTCCTGCAACATCATAAGGAAGAAGTGAGTTATTAACTCCATCATATCCTCCTAATGGGTCCCAAAAGAATCCCTCTGTACTTATTTCATCTCCTATCATGTGGTTATTGACAAAGCCATATCTTTCATCTATGTTATCCATAGAGTCTGTAGCAGCTTGACCTACATGGTCAGGCATCTTCTCTATGTACTCCATGTCTTTCTTTGTCAATACATCATAGTAAGTATCAATGACTTTGCCTGGACTCCAATAATCTTCAAGGATTATCATATCTGCATCCTCAATCCTATTGCTATATCCCGACTTGAAGATTCTTACTTTGAGTGGATTTAATCTCTCAATAGTAGGCTCACCTCCTACAATATCACATTGATAAATCTCTTCACCAACTGCCATTGCATCCATAAAGCCTTGGTTGAACATTAGAGGAATATTTAATTCCTTTACATAATGGTTTAATAGGGCATTTGCCCTTATTTCCCTCATATCCTGCCACTCATAGCTGTAATAGTCATTTATCTTTTCAAGCTCTTGATTAGCCTCCTCCTCTGACTGAGAAGTATTAGATACCCATTCCTGTAACTTCTGTAGTAATTCTTGCTTCTTATTATTCTCTATCTCTGTAATAGCATTAGGATTAGTAACTACTACTTTGAAGTCAAAGACTCTCTTACTTTCCTCACCTCTAAGCACATTCAACTTACTATTCATAATAGGATAGTGTTGAACCCTATCAGGTATGAAACCTGCCTGTAGCTTCTCAGGATTCAGTATCATCTCAAGGTCACTCATGTGAAGTTTACCATTGAGCAAGTCATAGTTAATTTTCTTATGTATTACAGATTTTCTAACTAAGCTATAATTGAAGAAGGTCTTACTATCAGCCCAATCAAGGTGTGCCTTTCTCCATTTCTTATTCTTTTTTGAGAAAGGTAATTGTTGTGGGGGTAAATTTATAAGATTACTCATATTCTATTCTTCAATTTAATTACTGTGCAAAGGTAAGTAAAATACTCGACCTATGCAAGTATATAAATAATTTATTAACCATTAGTCTTCATTTTTACTAAATTTACTGCCTGAATCTAAAGTCATAGTTTCTCTTGAAGAATGGATCATTACCATCATAATTATTATTGGCTCTCTCCTGCTTCTCCTTACTAACATCTCCTTGGTATCTTATCATTCTATCTTCCCTTAGAAGCATCAGCATACCCATAGCAGATATTCTATCGAAGTTACCTTCAGAGTTGTAATTAATAAGCTCTTTTAGCAGTGCCCTGTTCCTTACAGTAAATAACCTTGGAACCATTACCTCTTTCTCTTCTCCATCAATAGTCTGCATAATAGGAACTGGAGCCAATAGCCAGCTTCTCAATCTACTCCTTGCATAAGCATTAATGGCAGGAGAGGCATTAGTACCTTTTGACTTGTTACCATAGCCATCCTTCATCATCTGCTTTTCCTTTAAGAAATCAAGAACATCTGTAAGAAGATAAAGACTATTTCTTGTCGAGAAGTGAGAGAATAGACCTTTCTTATTATACTCATAATTTAACCTACCATTGTAGAATAGACAGAGTTTTCTGCAAATCTCATAGTAATCATCAGCAAAAGATGGTCTTCCAGTGTATTCAGCTACTATCCTATCTGTCCATAGGTCTAATACAAATATAGAACCTAAAGACATAGTATTTGACTCATCATCATCATAAGGGTCAGCACCTAATATATACCTGTCATTATATGGCTTACCTGTATTCTTATCAATCTCAGGCATTTGATATATCTCAATAGCACCCTCTATCTTATTATCCTTATGAGGAAAGTCCCTAATAGGCATGGCAGAGGTAGGTTTGTACTCTACTTGACCATCTTTATTAAATATCAAATCACCTACATATACATCATCATACTCTGTAGGGTTAGCATCTAATTGACCTACTCTTTCAGTTAAGTCAGCTACAGGGAACATATTTATACCTGTCTTAACAATAGCCTCAGCAGGAGTAATAGGAACCTCAGCAATGGTCTTAATGATAGTATTAGGGTCAGTAGAATTGTACTTTACTCTGTACCTATTCATAAGAATCTCAATAAGAGCCTTAATCACATCAGATACACCATTCTCGTTATAGCATCCCTTTCTATTTACATAGCCAGGAAAGAAGAATACAAAGTAAGGTTTACCTTGGTTATACTTATCAAATACATTAGGTAAGGCATACATATTATAACCTTTTGGGTTATACATAATTTCTTGAGCACCAGCAAAGTCTGACTCATTATCACCAGCAGTACCTAACATATAGATTTGACCAAAGACAATATCACCTTCCTGTACTGAAGGCAACAATACATTATACAAGTCTACAAGTCTTGGGAATGTACCAAACTCCTCAATAAGAATCTTAGCAGCCCTCTTACCTCTCAACTTAGACTCATCATCCTTAGATGATACTCCAAGTACTGTATTTTGAGTACCTCTTTCAATATCAAGGTCTACATCCTTATATCCCATTATCCAAGTCATTTCCTGCAAAGAGTTCTTTAATCTCTTTCTTGGAAACTGGGTATTGGTTGCACAGAAATTAGCCATATCCACAAACTTATTAAGAACACCATCCTTAGTAAGGTACTCCTTCTGATAGGCAGTTACTATACCCTTTACCTTTTCATGTGCTTCTTCATTTTCACCTACTACAAAGATGTGGTTAAGTATGGATGCAAGACTATATGACTTACCTTTACCTCTGGAAGCAAGCTCAGCCATGTGCTGACCTCCCTCAAAGTTATTGTACAAGCCACCATTTGATGCTTGGTCTAAGCAATGGAATCTCCAATAGATTCCTTCCCAACATTCAGGAAGTGCTTCTATTCTATCAGCTCTTTTAGACTTTCTCTTTTTACCATTCTTATCCTTATACTCTCTAATCTTAGAGAGCATCATAGGAGAATAGTTAAGGAACCAATACATATAGCCTGTAACCCATTCTCCATCACTTTCCCTCACATAACCATCCCAGATTCTTCTCCTTTCCTCTCTTACCCATTTACCATACTCACTATTAGGATTGGCATTAGGTCTGAGGTTAGTAAATGTACCATATTTCTCATAATGTATAGCAGATGGTCTGAAATAGTCCATATCCTCCAATATATGAGGATTAGCCAAGTCCACAATGATTCTACCTCTATCATCTCTTGGTCTATCCTTGGCATGTTCTCTTGTAGGACTTATCAATCTCTTGACAAACTCTACATTATTTATAATATCAAATAACTGGTCCTGAACCTCCTGAGGAAGGCTATTAACCAATTCCTCAGTAAGTTCAGTTTGATATTTGTTAAACTCATACTTCATATTATAATATCTTTTGGTTCTTTAGAGATAAAATACATCTAGCTAACCATTCTACTAGTGGCTCATCTTCACTAGACTTCATATATTGACCTGTTAATAATATAGCATGTATAATTTCATGGTATAAAGTAATAAGAATCTCATTCTCTTGCACATCTTTTCCATTACTTAATTTAATAGAAACTTGAATTTCTTTAGAAGATGTATCAACCCTACCATATATCCAATTACCTTCTTCATCTAGCACATTATCCATAAATTTTATTCTATACTTAGTGCCAAATATATTAAAAGACTTATTCTTTAATTCCATTATATTCTCCATTTATTACCTGCTCATAAAAATCAGAACCAATCCAATTGAATATCATATTACTTAGCATGATATTCATCTCCCTATTCATGTTCTCTTCCTGACCATCAAGAACCTTTGCAGTATGCTCCAGCACCATAACTTCATAGGATTTACCTTTCTTAGCAAACCATAAAGTGTACTTATATATCTTGTAAGCTTTGAATGAAGAATGTGACTTTATCTCTTTCTGTAATACAAGGTGTCCTGTAGTCTTTATGCCTCTATCTTTCCTCTTTGTCTCAATATGTAAATTAAGACCTTCTATAATATCTTCTGCTTTCATAATTATAATGTTAGGTCATCTTCAAAAATTGTTTTCTCTCCAGAACCTCTCATCTTACCTGCATTTCTAATTTCTGAAGCAAGAGCCTTCTCAGCTTCATCTAAATCCTTTACAAGAGAAGGAATTTGCTTGATTGTAGCTGTAATAGTATTAAGTGTGTATACTGGCTTACCTTTATCATCAACCTGTGTAAGGTCAATATCCCTTAATAGCTTTCTTAACTTATCTACTGCATATCTTGTGTCCTCAAGAAGCAGCGCAGAAGTTGGCTTAA